TTTAAGATAATTATCACAGTACCTTTGTTCGATAACGAAGGAAACCTCAATGGAATTGAAGATGCCTTAGTTGGCGTGTTCAACAAACTCGCAGCATCCACCTTGACCTATAATGTGGGAGCAGTAAGCCAGCCAAGCGTTCTAAACGCGGCATCTGGTGACTTGCTTACCTGTGAGATGTCACTATCCGTTCTAACCACCTGGAGTTAATATGTCCGAATGGGAACAAGAAAACGAAGCCTTCCTGAAGAAAATCGGGCAGGTTAGCACACCAGCACCAAAGCCAGCATCTACTAAGAAAGACGAGGAATAATCCTAATGGCTGTATTTCTAAATAACAATGTCGGCGTTAAGATTAACACTGTTGATCTTAGTGACCATGTAACAGCAGTTACAATCAACCGCGTATTCGATGAACTCGAAGTAACAGCGATGGGTGATAACTCACACAAGTTCGTAAAGGGCTTGGAAGCATCTACTGTAACAATCGACTTCCTTAATGACACAGCATCAGCGAATGTTTTAGCAACACTTCAAGCTGCATGGGGAACAACAGTCACAGCTGTATTCCTACAGACAAAGGGAACAGCAGTATCAGCTACTAACCCTCTGTACACAGTTTCATTGCTAGTCAATAACACAACAGACATCAATGGTGCTGTTGGCGATATTGGCACACAATCAATCACATTCACTGCAAACTCAACTATTGCAGTAGCCACAACAGGCACTTTCTAAACAACTAAACAAAGGGGCACAGCATGGCAAAGTTAAAAGTAACAAGGGCAGATGGATCAGTTGGCGAATACCCAATAACTCCATTGGTGCAGTATGGTTTTGAGATTTACGCTAAGAAGGGCTTTCACAAAGCGTTTATTGAAGATCAGAAGCAAAGCGATATCTTCTGGCTTGCTTGGGAATGTATCCGCCGTTCGGGTGAAACTGTTAAGCCATTCGGAGAGCAATTCATTGAAACCTTGACAACAGTCGAGGTCTTAGATGATGACCCTTTGGCTTAGGGCGCGACTCGATCACCTATCTGATTGCTAAATTAAGTGTCAGACTCGGGATCGCGCCACAACAATTATTAGAGCTAGATGAAGTAATGCTAAAGAACCTAATCAAGGTTCTACAGGATGAAGCGAAGGAGATAGCAAATGCCAGTAACCATAAAAGGCGCCGTTGAACTTCGCAAGGCACTTCGAAACTATGCTCCAGATTTAGCTAAAGAAACACAAAAGGAAATCGCTAATGTCCTTAAGCCTGTTGTAAAAGAAGCCAGAGGATTTGTTACAGGTTCGCCATTGAGTAACTGGGCGCGTGAAGGTGGCAAGTTTCCTATATTTAACGCATCTATTGTTAAGCGCGGTATTGGTTATAAGACAACACCATCAAAGCCTAACCGCAGAGGCTTTACAGCGTTAGCGCAGATTCGTAACCTTTCAGCAGCAGGTGCTATTTATGAAACAGCAGGGCGTTTAGCCCCAGGCACAGAACCATCATCACGCCCTAACTTTGCACAAGCAATGGGCCCACTAACCGGTTCAGGTAAAGATCGTGGTCGATTAATTTATAAGGCTTGGGAAAATGACAAGGGCAACGCTACAAAGGCTGTTGTAAGAGCCATTGAGAATGCAGGTAAAAAGTTTAATGCAACAGTAGGGAAGCGATAATGGCTGGTCCAGTAATTGATATTGCCGCCCAGTTTACCGGCAATAAAGCATTCAAGCAGGCAGAAACAGCAACACAGAAGCTCGAGAAGTCTGTAGGTAAGTTAGGCAAGCAACTACTTGGAGTCTTTGCTGCTTCTAAACTTTTGGCATTTGGTAAGCAGGCTGCTAAAGCATTTGCAGCAGATGAGAAGGCTGCACGATCTCTTTCTCTAGCCTTAGCCAACACAGGTAATGCCTTTGCTTCCATCGAGGTTGAGAAGTTTATTGCAGACTTACAACGCGCTACAGGTGTCCTTGATGACAACCTACGCCCAGCCTTTAGAACCCTTCTTACAGCTACAGGCGATGTTAAGAAGTCACAAGATGGCTTAGCCTTAGCGCTAGACATTGCAGCAGGTACAGGAAAAGACTTAGGCGCTGTATCTATGGCACTTGCAAAGGCTTATGGTGGTCAGACCACAGCTCTTAGCCGTCTAGGTGCAGGCTTATCTAAAGCCACTTTAGCATCTGGCGATTTAGATTTAATCACCACAGAATTGACAAACAAGTTTAAAGGTCAAGCATTAGCTGCTGCTGAAGGTTATGCAGGATCAATGGCTCGCCTAGCAGTTGCATCCGAGAACGCAAAAGAGATTATTGGCAAAGACCTACTTGATGCCATGCAGCTTATTGCTGGCGAAGAAGGTATCGGCGGAGCAACTACAGCAATGGAAGGCTTTGCCACTCAAATTGGTAACGTAATCTATGGCATCGGAGTTCTTACAGCCAAACTCAACTCATTGCCAATCCTCAAGGATGTCTTTGGCGCATTTGCCGATGTTTCTAAATACAACATCATTGGATTATTAGGTCAATTAGGCTCATCGACTAAAGCAAGAAACGCAGGTACTCCAGCCCAATCCCCAGCAGAGCGCATGGCTATTGATAAAGCCGCTAGGGATGCAATTAAACTCCAAAAGACTCAGAATGATTTGAAGAAGATTGACAATGCCAATACAACTCGCAAGCTAGTCCTTACAGGTGATGAACTAGCGCTAAAAGAACTTGAGAAGAAGTTCGATGTAGAGCGCATTGGATTGTATGCAGCCTTAAACCAATCAACAGAAGGTGAAACAAGATTACGTCTGCTTTCTTTGATTGCTATTCACGATCAAAACACTGCTATGGCTGGAATGATTAAGAAAGCCAATGAAGCTGAGAATGCCTTTGCATCATTTATCGAAGCTCTACGTGCAACCATTAGAGGCATGTTAGACGCCGTTGCAAAGCCTGTAGCAGCACTTCAGGCTCAAATGGGAGTTGAAACAACTCCACAAGGCTTTCAAGCCTTTACACCATCTCCAGGCGGTTATGAAGGCTTTGGTAGCGGCATGACTAATCTAGGACAAAACAACTATGGTGGTTTAGCTGGCGCTGGCATGTATGGCGGTGGCGGAGCAGCCGTCATTAACTACAACATCAACGCTACAGGTATTGGAGATCAACAGATTGCATCAGTAGTTCAAGGAGCAATCCAAGACCTTAACAGATATGGAAGCTCGACAACTTACGCTGGAGCAATCTAGTGGCAGTACCAGTAATCAATGTAACAATTAACTTCTCAACTGGTGCATCAAATGCTCAGGCGATGTTGATGGATATTGGTCATCTTGACACAAACGTCTTTGCTGATTCAGCAGGACTCGTAGTGGATGTATCAAATCAGGTTGATAAACTCAGCACCAAACGCGGTAGAGATGCGCAATCAGATCAATTTCAGACAGGTCAGTTAAGCCTTCGCATTGTTGATCAGAATGGTGACTTCAACCCACAAAATACTTCTAGTCCTTATTATGGCTTCCTTGATCCAATGCGCAAGATTCAGATAACTGCTACGTGGAACTCAATCACGTATCCTATCTTTTCTGGCTTTATTACAGGCTACACAACTACAACCCCTAAGTTCACAGGCGATATTGTTTATACAACCATCACAGCCGTCGATGCTTTCAGACTTGCACAGAACGCACAGATTGCAACAGTTGCAGATTCAGGCGCAGGTCAATTATCTGGTACTCGAATCAATAAGATTCTTGACCAGATCGGATGGCCTGCAAGTATGCGTGACATCGATGCTGGACAGACAACCATGCAAGCTGATCCTGGTAGCCCTAGAACAGCCCTACAAGCCATGCAGAACGTAGAAATCAGCGAGTACGGAAGTTTATATGTTGATGCTTCCGGAAACTTCGTATTTCAAGATAGAGCCTTTACAACAACTAGCGTAGATGCAACACCAGTTGTATTTAAGGATGATGGCACAGCCATTGGCTATTTTAACGCGGTATGGATTCTAAACGATGTTCTCGTCTATAACTCTGCTCAAATCACTAGAGCAGGTGGAACAACCCAGAGTGCTATCAACCAAGCTTCTATTGATAAATACTTCTTGCATTCCTACAATCAACAGAATCTATTGATGCAGACAGATCAAGTCGCTCTGGATTATGCTGGCGCTTATGTGGCATCCAGAGCAGAAACAAAGACTAGATGCGATGCCATTGTCCTCGACCTTTACACAAACAATTATGATGCTGGGATAACAGCAGCTCTCGACCTAGACTTCTTTGATCCTGTATCAATTACAACGACTCAACCAGCAGCGGTGGGAACTTCCACGCTCTCAGAAACTTTTCAGGTATTTGGGGTAGCCCACGACATAACCCCTAATTCATGGAAAACAACCCTAACAACGCTTGAACCTATCATTGATGGGTTTATACTAGGTTCATCATTGTATGGCGTTATAGGACAAAATGTACTTTCTTACTAAAGGAGAAAAATAATGGCATCTGGATATCCAGCCGCTACAGGCGATGTTTTTACTAGCGCAATGTATAATGGCTTAGTCGCCTTTACTCTCAACGCGCAGGTAGGAACTACATATACAACAGTCTTAAATGACTCATATCAAGTTCTAGTAACCATGAGCAATGCTTCAGCCAATGCGTTTAAGATTCCAACCAACGCATCTGTGGCTCACCCAATTGGTACTGTAATCACAGTTCTTAACATCGGAGCAGGACTTACAACAATTTCAGCAGTAACACCCGGAACGACAACAGTTCTTTCTGTTGGTGCAACTCCAGCTTCTCCAACCCTTATCCAATATCGATCAGCAGCTTGTATTAAGACTGGCACAGATACTTGGTACATTGTCGGTGGCGTTGCATAATGATTGCTAACTCCATCGTCGCAAGTTTATATTCTGCTGCTGTACCTAAAGCATCAGGCGGAACAGTAACTTCAGATGCAACTTATTGGTATCACACTTTCACAGCTAGTGGAAACTTTGTGCCATCAGTATCTTTAAGTTGTGATGTTATTGCTATTGCAGGCGGCGGTGGTGGCGGTCAATACGCCGGCGGTGGAGCAGGTGGATTAAAGTATTTAGCAAGTCAAACTTATTCAACTAGTCAAGTAGTCACAGTCGGTGGTGGTGGCAATGGGTCAATTGGAAATGCAAATGGAACGAAAGGTTCAGACTCTACAATCGGTTCTGTAACAGGTTCTGGCGGCGGCATCGGAGATACATCTTTTTCTGGTTCATTAAAAAATGGTGGATCTGGCGGTGGTGGCGCTGGTGGTGCGGGCGGTACTGGAACTGCTGGTCAAGGAAACAACGGCGGTTCAGGCCCAGCAACTTTTCCTTTCGCAGGCGGCGGTGGTGGTGGCGCTGGAGCAGTAGGCGGTAATGGTTCAGGCTCAGTTGGTGGAAATGGTGGAGCAGGTTCTAATACTTATTCATCTTGGGCAACTGTCACTGGTACTGGCGTCAGCGGTTACTACGCAGGTGGTGGCGGCGGAACTATTGAAGGTACAGGAACAAGTGGCACAGGTGGAGCAGGCGGCGGTGGTAACGCTGGAGCATCAGGTGCAAACAACAATGGTATTGCTGGAACTGCTAACACAGGTGGCGGTGGTGGCGGAGCGCATTACCAAACAAATTATGCTAACGGCGGCAACGGCGGTTCTGGTCTCGTAATTGTGAGGTACTTAAAGTGAGTCATTGGGCAGAAATAGATAACAACAACATTGTTCTTCGTGTATTAGTTGGTGACAACAACGCACCAGATGAAGGTCAATCATTCATGGAGTCATTAGGTGGCACATGGATTAAGACTTCATATAACGGAACTATTTGCAAGAACTTTGCTGGTATTGGTTACACATACGATTCAGTTCGTGATGCTTTTATTGCACCAGAACCATCAAATGCAACAGGCTTTGATGAGGAAACATGTCAATGGATAGTGCCAAAGAGTAAAAATGAAACCCCTACTCTGTAAGGCTGGTCAGCAGCTACGTGAACAGATCGATGATTCCTTTCCAGACAGAGATCGTAAGTCGGATGGTTGGATAGGCGATGCCGCACACTCCAATCGTAAGAGTGACCACAATCCCGATCCGTCTAACGGAATCGTCAGGGCTATTGATGTGGATAAGGACTTCGACTCACGCCCCAGCACAGGTGCTTATCTTGCCGACCAAATACGCCTATGCGCCAAGAAGGATAAGCGAATCTCCTATGTCATATTCGCAGGAAAGATTTCCTCAGCTAAATCGCTTTGGCGTTGGAGAACTTATTCTGGCGTTAATCGCCACGATAAGCATATTCATATCAGTTTCACTAAAAAGGGCGATGAGAATGGTTCGTGGTTCGAAATCCCTATGTTAGGAGCAGGAAATGAAAATAACTAGAAGCACAAAGAACGCAATCAAGTCTTATGTTAAGGCTGTTGCAGTATCAGCAATTACTCTAGGACTTGCACTTGTTGGAGACATCCGTCCTGAGTACGCAGTCTTGGCTGCTGCATTGGTTGCACCTATTGTCAAGTACCTCGATCCTCAAGACGAGCAAGTCGGCTAATGTCACAACAAGACTTCTTCACGCTATACATAGCGACAATCTCAGTCATCGGTGGTCTTGCAGGTTATGTCATCACGCATCTGTTGAGTGAAATTAAACGACTCAATTCGCGTGTCGATGAAATCTATAACATCTTACTAGAGCGATAATTTTTGTCATGGCAAGGAAAGCAACTCAGAAGTTAGTGGATGAAGGTTATTCCAAACTAGATGCGTGGGCTATTGGTGTGCATGAAATGTATCGTGCATTGCGCCGCGCAGGCTTCACAGTTGATTTGGCACTTGCCATTATTGTTGAGAAGTCTGCATATCCTGAATGGATACTGCCTAACCCAATCAACCCAAATATCCCAGAGCCAGACTGGTATGACGATGAGGATGAATGAGAAGAACTGTTGTAGTTCCAGACTTACAAGTTCCCCTACACGATCCAGTAGCAGTTAAGAATGTTGCAAGTTTTATTAAAGCTTACAAGCCCGACTCTGTCGTTACTCTTGGAGATGAAGCGGACTTCACAGAAATCGGGCGTTGGAGTGAAGGCAAGCCAGGCTGGTACGAACAGACACTAGCTGAGAATCGTGACATGACTGTCGATGTTTTGTGGCAGTTAGGCGAATACGCCAAAGAACAACATATGATAAGAAGCAATCATACGGATCGATTGTTTAATGTCATCATGAATAAGATTCCAAGTTTCCTATCCTTGCCTGAGTTGCGCTTTGAGAAGTTTCTCAAGCTCGATGAGTTAGGCATCACCTACCACAAGAAGCCTTATGCCATTGCTAGAGGCATTGTGGCAGTACATGGCGATGAACAGAGCGTAAAGCCTACACCTGGCTTAACAGCCCTAGAAGCGGCTCGTAGGCATGGTATCAGCGTTATATGTGGGCATACCCATAGAGCAGGGCAATCGGCCTTCACAGAGGCCTCTGGTGGCCGTATAGGACGCATCCTACGTGGGTGGGAAGGTGGGCATCTCATGGATGTTAGACAGGCTTTGTACACTAAAGGCACGATGAACTGGCAGCAAGCGTTCATTATCATTGAGGAAATCGGTACAAACGTGCAGGTCAGCATCATTAACCTAGAGAAGGATGGTACTTTCGTTGTGTCAGGTAAGAGATATGGGCGCTCTCGTTAATGACGTGCGCCGCGATATAGATGATCAGGTTGATGATTCAGAATTATTGCCGTTTCGTTATTGAAATGTACTTGACGTACTCCAATTAAATGCGACACTAATCCTGCACCCAATCAAGGGCATTGGGGCAGTTAGGGCAAGACAATGAACTCTTTAACAATCCTCACAGTAGTAGGAATAGCAGTAGCGCTGTACTTTGCTTTCAGATGGGGTCAGGAAGTTGGCTACGACAGAGGAATAGTCGATGGTCGCACAGCTCTACGCAAGATATATGAGCAGGCCGGTCGATGAAAGCAACTGAGGCGCTTATCAATGCAATCGACATCATGCAAGATCGTGGCAAGGTCTATGGTCATCCAAGAGTCAATTTTGCAAGGCAGTCTGCAAGGTTTTCCAGTGTACTCGGTCAAGAGGTCACAGATTCTCAAGCTGCACTTCTCATGGTCGAAGTCAAACTTGCAAGAATCACAGAGTCACCAAACCACATTGACTCGTATCTAGACGCGCTTTGCTACTTGGCAATTTCGTTGCAACTTTTAACAGAAGAGGATGAGCAATATGTTTAACCTAGAAGATTACGAAACAGTAGAAGTAAGACTGGAGAAGTTCATCAAGGACTTCCCAGATTTTCGAGTTGAAACAGAGTTAGTGAGTTTCTTAAATGACCGATACATTGTTAAAGCATGGATTTATCGTACTTTCGCTGATAGCACGCCGTTCTCCAGCGGGCTCGCTGAGGAAACGATTAGCAGTCGAGGCGTTAATGCAACTAGCGCATTGGAAAACTGTGAAACTAGCGCGATCGGCAGAGCGCTTGCGAACGCTGGTTATGCAAGCAAGGGTAAGCGACCAAGTAAATCAGAAATGGTTAAGGTCGCAAGAGCAAAGTTCTCAGAGCCAGCAAAAGAATATATCCCTGTCGTAAATGAAGCTGATCCTTGGACAATCAAAACAGTTGCAGCTCCTACAACATCAGCAGAAGCTGTGGCAACAGTAAAGGACATTATAGGCGGCACAACTGACAAGGATGTTCCTCGATGTCCTCATGGTGAGATGCACTGGGCGCATGGAATGACAAAGGCTAACAAGCCTTGGGGTCACTTCAAGTGCATGGCAGCAGCTACTGGTGAGATGAACAGATGTCCAAAAGGTGAAGATGTTATTTGGTATGAGATAAGTCCAGAAGGCAATTGGCGACCACAGAAAGTTAGGGCTTAATATGGGTGAAATGGTAATCTTTGATGATGGCACAGCAACCATCATGGGCGGAGAGCTCGAAGAACCGCAGGATATTGTTATCTATTGCGATCTTTGCAATGAGCCTGTGGCTATTACTCCAGAGTTTAATGACAAGGTATTTCTTACCTGTATGAGATGCCATGCAGTAAGCCATATAGCATTAAAGACATCCAAAGAGGCCAATGACGAATCACCGCAGGAATAGAGGATTAGCGACTGAACGCTTAGTAGCTGACTACTTGAGGGGGTGGTGGCACTACGCTACAGTCGGTCGAGGGGCTGATCCGTCTGGTGACATTGTTAATCTTCCATTTGATGTGGAAGTTAAAGGTGTTGCTAAGTTCCAGCCTCTAGCATGGCTTCGCCAGAGCAAAGCAAGAACAGCTAAGAGTGGGAAACTTGGGGTAGTTGTTCTTCGCTGTAATGGTCAAGGGACATTAGTGTCTGAGTATGCGGCACTATTACCATTACACGCTCTGGTGGAGCTACTGCTTCGAGCAGGTTATGACAAGATTCCTTTAGAGTTAAATCCCATCCGATGCAATAAATGTGGTAGTTGGATCATTGAGAAGATGGAGTGTAAGACCTGTGAGAAAGAAGCCAATCATGCCAATGTATGAATATCGTTGCCCATTATGTAATACACAAATGGAGTTAGAACTATCTATGGATCATGATTTAGTGCGATGCACAGATTGTGGCGCACAGGCCAATCGCATCTATTCTGCACCTAACCTTGTATTCAAAGGTAAAGGATTCTATTCAACAGACAAGTAGAAACGCCGTTCTGACCAGCACTTATAGAAATGGATTTGCATACGTATGCTACGCTATAAATCGTTAGAACGCTTCAGGCGTTCAGCACGAGCCGCCTCGCGGATAGCTCGGGTGGTAGCGATTGCTATTGGGGCGAGTATTGTCTTGTGCAATACTGCACACAGCCCTGTAGCAAAAGACTTCACACCAAAAGAGTATTTGAAAGCTCAATTAACAGTAAAGAACTACAAATGTGCAGCACGCCTTATAGGTAAAGAATCAGCATGGAATCATAAAGCTGTTAATGGATCACACTATGGCTATATACAAATGCGTAATACTAAGTATAAAGATTTAGATCCAATGACTATGATTGATTGGTCTAACAGATATACTGCACATAGATATGGATTGACTAAGGATGGTCAGCCCAATTGGTGTAAGTCCTATAAACATTGGAAGCGATACAATTGGCAATGACTCGATATAACAAAAGAGTCAATGACCCTAGAGATAGTCGAGCGTGGCGTGCATTGCGTAAGACTATCCTTGCAAGAGATCAGTACATCTGTGCCTACTGTGGTCAGGATGCAGATACTGTGGACCATGTGCATAGCATTAAGAACAACCCAGACATGGCTATGAATCCTGAGAACTTAGTAAGTGCGTGCAGGCGCTGCAACAGCATGAAGGGTTCACGCTCAGAAGGCGTTTTTTTAGCACGCAAGTTCAC